TGGTATAATAGTCGTATTCACAGTATGAATTTATTGTATATAATATAAAAGGATGGGAATGATATAATGAATGACGAAAATTATGAGAATAAATTAGTTAAGATATTGAAAGTATTTTTAGTAGCAGTTGTTGCGTCTCTAGGAGTATCAGGAGTAGGTGCTTTTCTTTTGTACGAACAAATTATGGGCGCAACGGCAATTACACTCAACCTTAATAGAGTAAGTACGGCTGCTCAACTAAGAAGGGAAGCAGAAAAAATTGATGTTTTAACATCGGAAATAAATCTAATTGATAATTCATTAGTTAGATATGAAGTTAAAGGTAACAGTCTGGAAACTAAATTGAGTGAATTAAATACACAGGTTTCTTTACAAACAGAAGAAATTAATACTAAGTATGATTTAATAACTTCAAATTTAATACAGAAATATAGCCTGGTTGATGCTGGTTCTTTAGAAGCAGATGTTGGGGTTGCAATAGAAATGCTAGCAGAAATGAGTGTAGGTTTGGCGGTTCTTAGAATGAGGGTAAATGAATTAGAATTTTATCAAACAGAAACAGAGGTGGGCAACGTAGCAGATGTTACTTCTGTAGGAGTATGTCCTAAGAATGTAATAAATAGAGCGGAACATCTTCCTAGATTACGCAGGGCTATTGAAAATACTCCTAGTCGATATAGGGGAACCCATGATATTTTAGTAAGATTTGATATAACACAGGAGGGCAACACAACTTTTAAAAATATAGAGTCGAGTACGGCAAGTAACAATTTGTTGGGCGCTGTTCGACAATATGTAGATGCATTGGTGTTTGAAAAACCAAACAATTCTTTTGCAAATTGTGAGATGATAGTAAAGTTAAATATAAGTTAAGGAGATAAAAGGTATGGCAATTTTAGAAGGTACTGCATATTGGGCTAGTATTACAACTCCCAATACTAAATATGAGCCTGTCTATACAGTTAATATTGTTGTTGATGAGGCAGTTGCAAATGATTTTGCATCTCGTGGACACAAGATTAAACAGATGGATGAAGGGCCAGCAGTTGTTATTAAGAGGAAAGTTAATGGGCCTAATGGGAGAGTTCGTTCAGCGCCGCGCCTATTGGATACTACTAAAGAGACTGTTAGTGTGGCTGTTGGCAACGGGTCTAAAGTCAGGGTGCAGTATAGTGAATACGAGGGGGAAAATAAATACGGCCCTTATCAGGGACTAGATTTGCAAGCTGTGCAAATTTTAGATTTAGTTCCTTATAAAAATGCTGACGGGTCTGAATTCTTTGAGGACGGTGAGGAGTTTTAAAAAATGAGAATTACTTTGGATACAAAAGAAGAGGGCAAACTCAGTTATGAGACTGATTTTATTGATGATCCTACAAAAAAAATGATAGCCAATTCTACTATCCGTAAAGTTAGTGTAATAAGCATACTGGTAGAAGCTTTAACTTTCGCTAATGTTGGACATAAAGCAGGGTTAGCTAAGTTACTTTCAGAAAGTGACGAGGCTAAATTAGATCCTAAAGAAGTGGAGGTTAGTGATAAAGATTCTATTGATAAAGAATCAGATTTGTTTTTATAATAAATAAAGAAGAGTATAATTGTGCTAGGCATTTCTATTCAGGAGTGCCTAGCCTTTTTATTAAAAGTTAAGAGGAGCTAATATGGAGAAAAGTAAGTTTATTAAACACAAATTACCGTGTCATAAATGTGGCGGATCAGACCCTGTATCATTAAATAATGATGGTTCGGCATACTGTTTCAGTTGTACTACATTCTTTCAAGAATATGATGAAGTCAATAGAGAAAATGTAGTAGATTTCAAAGCACCTAGAAATACTTTCCTGAGTTCATACACAGGATCATTCAATGAATTAACAGATCGTGGTATATCACAAAAGACTACCACTAAATTTGGAGTTCGTAGTATTGTTAATAACAATAAGGAAATTATCCAACACATATACCCATATTTTAATGGTACAGAAATAGTAGGAACTAAAACTAGAATTGTAGATAACAAAACTTTTAAATGGAATGGTACTTTAGAAGGCACTGGTTTGTTTGGAGAACAACTATATAGTACTAAAGGTGCTAAGTATCTTACTATTACAGAGGGCGAGTGTGATGCTATGGCTGTTAGTGAATTGTTTCAGGGTAAGTGGGCCGTAGTTTCTCTAAAACGTGGTGCTGCTGGTGCTGTTAAAGATATAAGAGAGAGCATTGAGTTTGTAGAATCATTTCAAAATGTAGTGTTATGTTTTGATAATGATAAGGCTGGTAGAAAAGCAGCGCGTGATGTAGCAAGGATTTTAAAACCTGGCAAAGTAAAAATAATGTCGTTTCCTAGTGGCTTTAAAGATGCTAATGATATGCTGCGTAATAAAAAGTTTCAAGAATTCACTAATTCCTGGTGGCAATCTAAGACATATACCCCTTCTGGAATAGTAGAACTATCTAGTTTAAAAGAAGAATGGCTGCATCGTGAAGAAAAAGAAAGCATATCCTTTCCTTGGGAGGGCTTAAATAAAAAGTTATATGGCTTACGTCAAGGAGAGCTTGTTACTTTTACAGGTGGAACAGGGCTTGGTAAGTCTAGTGTTGTTCGGGAATTAGAACACTGGCTTATAAAACAAACTAAAGATAACATAGGCATCGTAGCCCTTGAAGAAAATAAATTGAGAACTACTGATGGTATTATATCTATTGAAGCTAATGATAGACTATATCTTTCAGAGAAACGTAAGACTTATTCTGATGAAGAACTTATAACTCTTTTCGATAAAGTGATTGAAAAGGATAGAGTGTTTGTTCATTCCCACTTAGGAGTAACTGACGTAGAAGAATTCTTTTCTAAGCTCAGATATATTATTGTTGGGTGTGAATGTAAATGGGTGATAGTAGATCATCTTCATATGTTAGTTAATGTTTTAACTGAAGGTGATGAAAGGCGTGGTATTGATTCACTTATGACTAGACTCAGAAGTTTGGTTGAAGAAACAGGTGTGGGTATGATTTTAGTTTCCCATCTACGCAGGGCTGCTGGTGAGCGTGGTCATGAGAAAGGCGTAGAAGTTTCATTAAGTCATTTGAAAGGCTCTCAAGGTATAGCCCAACTATCAGATTCTGTTATTGCATTAGAGCGGAACCAACAGGCAGAGGATATTGAAGAGGCCAACACTACCAAAGTTAGAGTATTAAAATCCAGGTATACTGGTGATACAGGGCTGGCCTGTTCATTAAAATATAATAGCGAAACTGGAAGGTTGCATGAGATTACAGATGAGGAGACATTTGAAAATGAAAATAACGACTCCCTATAAAATTGTATTTGATATTGAAACTGATGGTTTAAATCCTACTAAAATATGGTGTATAGTTGCCAAAGAA